AATCCGAATACCCCTGCCTGTCGGGAGTTCTGTCCAGTACATTTACATACATTCTGTTTACAAAATTTCTGACCTGAAAATCATCTGGCATGGCCTGTTCCTCCTTTGCTAAAATTGCATTTCGTATTTCATCGAGCGGGTAATTCCTGCCCGGGCAGTCCGTATCGCCCACTTCCCTGTGTCCCTTTATATTGGTTATCCCATAGTATTCCGCTACATCACGCGCAAGGCGTATGATTGCGTTTTTCTGCGCTTCCGGCATGGTACGCCTGTTAAAGTTGCCATTTGCAACAATCTGAAAGGCGATAGGGTTAAGCCCTAACGAGCTGAGCGTTCCGCCGCCCTGGTATTCCAAACCACGCCCCCAATAGATCGTACCGTCCAAATCGACGTAGGCATTATACGCAATCCCATTGTAGTTGCTCTTTTTATCGTTGTTGTGCATATCATGAATCGCCTGCACCGTCATTTCTCCCCCTACATAGTGCAGGATAATCATTGTCGTTTGTTCTCTCTTTGTAAGCGGCCTCTTGAATTTGAGTCCCGCATCTTTCACATAATCAAACATTTTTCTTTCCCTCCTTATTTCACTTGTAGTTTTTTAACGTCTTCAATCAACTTCGCCGCTGTTCCATTCCCACCCAGTGCCTTATATTGCTCAAACAGATCGCCAAGCGATTCAAGGCTATGGATACGCACGAAACCCCGTTCAAGGCACCGGTCACATATCTCGATTATTTTTTCACGCAACAGGCAGCGCATACCGTTTTCAATCGCTTTGTCCTTTTGCCTTTCGGCTCTTGCTTTGGCTTTAAGCATACCGAACAACACTCCAATAATAAGGCCTGATATCGTTAGCAGGATAGACAACAGGAAATCAAGTATTTGTGGGTTCATCTGCATCACTTTGCCTCCAAAGCTTCAATCCGCTTTTCCAGTTCGTCCATTCGCCCTTTCAATACTTCATTTTCCTGCATAAGCGATTGCGCCACGGAAATAATGGGGGCTATAAACTCTTCATACCGCAGACCGTACACATACTCTCCCTCGATAACCTTATCCCGATAGACAGGTGCGCCGTCTTTAGTCGTTCCCACTTGCTCCCGTTCTACCTTCGGAGATTTGATAAAGCCCGCAAACTCCATGTCCGATATGCCGCATTCCCGCATGGCTTCTTCCACTTCCTGTGCGATCAAGCCGTAGTGTGTCCTCCCGCTCGTGCCGTCAATCAGTTTATACAAGCATGGCTTCAACGCCATAATAAACGGACGGGCCTGTTCCTCTGTCATAAGGACAATATCTTTTTTATCTTTCAGGTCTGAAGTCGAGATCGTGGCGTTAGTAGAATAAATCTGACCCCACCTAAAGTTGCCCGTGCCTAATTGAGTTGTCGAATTTGGTAAGAGCGCCCAGGCATTCTCTGATACACCAAAAAATAAGTATTTATTGTGCCCGGTTGGTGTGGCGATATAAAAAGAGCTAGCGTCATTTGCGTACACCCCCCACCCGGTGCCCCAAGATACTTTTTCACCATCCGGCAGCCTTATTCCAGTATTAGCCGTAATCTGGCCTGAAAATGTAGGGTTTGACGCCGACGCCTTGCTGTCGACTTCTGCTTTTGTGGCATAATATTCCGGCAGCTGCCCGTTCAGCTTTTCTGCATTCACGCCGTTGTTATTTGCTCCCATCTCGTCGATCAGATCGTTAAATTTTCCAAGCGCAATCATATTCTTAGGAACATTGTCGATTCGCGCCTTTACAAACTCCGCTTGCCCTTCAATCTGGTCAGGCAGACTGGAAACATCCTTGCCTACAAAATCGCTTTCTTTAAATTTCAAGTCCTGTATTGCCATCATTTTCTCCTTCCATATAAAAAGACACCCACTTTTGTGAGTGCCTTTCAAAAACATTATACTTTCTGTCAGCTTTTTTCACACTACTATCGAAAAAAATACATATGCCCCAATGATCACAGCAAAAGCGATCCAGAAACAATTCCACGGTTTTCCAAACATAACCGGATTCATAAACTCACGCAGCAAGCCATAAAGCAAATATGCAGGTAAAAAGGCTAATTCCAAAGCTATTGGAATCCTCAATAGAAACCACCCCATATCGAACGGTTTTCCCAGGTTCATAAAAAAGAATCCAAATAAAATCACCGCGAAAAGCATTAAAAATGCTGCGGCATCGCGCCTGAATATGTCTGCTCCGTATTGCTTCATGGGTACATAATTGGAATTCTCATCCACAAGCAAATCTCTATACTGCTTTTCCGCTTCTTCCAATTTGCTCCTTAGCTCCCAGTTCTCTTCCTCCAGTCTTTCCAGCTTGTCTTTTAGGCTCTCGATTTCATCCACAGAATCGCCCTCCTTTTATTAAGTCAATTCTATCACGAAATCAAACAAATGTCAGGAGGAAAGGGACAGTTTCCCGCCCCTCAGCTTCTTCTGTACCGTGCCCGGATACCAGCCTTAATCTTCTGTTTCATCTCGCTTGTGTAAAGCGGGCTTTCGTCTATCCCCGCAAGCTCTTTTTGCAGCGTTTCCTCCCGTATTTTGTCGCCGATCATGAGCGGCGCGAGGATGTCCGGTATTTTTGTGTTGGGTATTGCCTTCGCTGTCTTCTTTGGCGTAAGCAGGCTCCAATCAAGATCAGGCAATGTTTTAACCTGTGACAGTTCAAACGCCGCCTTTTCCGCCTTCTTTGCCGCCGCAGAACCGGATGACCTGCCACTTCCCGACCTCCTGCGCCCAGAGCCACCGGACGAACCTCCCGTTTGCGTCCCATCCGCGTCTTTACCGCGCGATACCTTTACATACCCATACAACGCTTCTTTCTGCTCGTCGCCCAGGTTAAGCCCGTTCACGTACTCCCATATCTGGTCGTTTCGTTCGCCCTTGGAACCTACTGTCGAATATCCGTAACGGTACGCCTTCACATAGGTTTTGTTGTCAATGCCGTAGTCCTCATTTGCGACAAGCATTTTCTTTTTGCCGCTGTCGCTCATCAAAAGCCCTTCCACAAGCCCGTCCACCTGCTCGTCGCTGAATCCAAGGCCTTCAATATATGCAAGCTTGTCCTTCTTTCCTTCGAGCCTGTCACTGACATAAGCATAATCCTCGGCTGATACGCCCATTTTGTTGATCTTCTCGAGCGTCTCTGTTTTGTAATTCGGGATGTCATAGTCTGCGGCTTCTTTGATTACTGTTTTGCTCGTGTTTTCAGAAACAGTCTTTTCCTGCACTTTGCCTGCTCCAAACATTTCGTAAAGGAATCCACGCTTTTTTTGCTTCTGCTCTTCCGTGCCGCTGATTAAAAGCTTGTCAATCATATCCCGGATTTTTTTCGATTTCGTGCCTTTTATGGGTTCCCCGTTTTCATCCCTGTCCGCTGTCAGACCGTACGTCCTTTCATACGTGGTCACCAGTGTCATCTTCGCAATCCCAAAATCTTCCACCGCAATTTCCATGTCATCCTTCATGCTGTCACTCCACACCATGTCACGGTACAGCCCATATTTCTGGACAGAGTTCAGGTCTGTCATCCCTTTTACCTCACTGATGATATTCCGGCCCTTGCTGCCGGGTATTGTGTTTCCGGCTTCGTTTTTATCTCCTTCAACACCACCAATCGTTTTTACGATCTCTTCCGCCCTGCGCGGTTTAATGCCGCTATCCACAAGATTTGTATGCGCAGTGGTCGATTTGACAGAAAGTATGCTGCCATCGTCCAGATAATCCTGCCCCGCGTCAGTTGAATACTTCCCAAACAATATTCCCTGCGCCCAATCCTTAGCCGTGCTGTCCGTTGCGAATTTCAGCTTTTTATTGCCGTCCTTATCAACGGTGTATTCACCGCCCTGCAAAAGCGCTCCGGCTGCTTCTGTTGCCTTCTTTGCCGCGCCGCCACCGCTTGGGAAGGCCGTATACCAGACCGGTTTTAGCGCTTCTTTCCACAACCTTTCCTGCGCTGACGCGTTTCCATCTGCTACACTTGCAATGTTTTCAGCCATATCGGAAATACTCCCGGCAAATGGTATCGCGGAAGAAACAGGAATCCTGCCGCCGCCGAGCAATCCGCCAACAAACGGCACCTGCTCCGAAACGTTGGAAACAAGGTTCACGGAAGCTTTTACACCGTCGCCTTGTCCATAATCATTTACCGCATCCCCTACGATACCAATCGGATCGAATGCCGGCCTTCTTCCTACTACCTTTTCATAGATTTCGTTGTACAGCCATGCACCGACACAATATTGTAATAGTGCAAGAGCAATACGCATGCCCCATGCGCCGCCCGCGGCTTTCTGCATTCTTGGCATATCCTTGAACAAATTGGAATATTGGTTGTTCACCTCCACCTGAAAGGCTGTCAGAGGCTTTATCAGCGGATTTTTTGCATGGAATACCGTTGGCAACGCCCCATAGCTTCTATCCGCTACAATGTTTGCGGCAGTCCGGTTGGCGATCTTCATTGCTTCATCCGTTGATTTCCCCGCTTTAATCTGTTCGGCATATTTTCCACGGACGATTGTTTCGGTCACAAAATTATCAATCCACTCCATCGGTTTTACACCCGCCGCAGAAAACTTCTCCAGACCGGTCTTTACAATCCTTTCCGAACCGCGCCTGTTCACAAGAAAATCAGACGAATCGACAAATCCGTCACTTCTAAACCAACTTTTTATCGTATCCTTCATTCCGTTTAACAGGTCAACAGTTTTTACCTGCCCCGCCGTCTGTACAAATGGAATGAAATTGGTAAGCCAGGAACCAACGTTGTATCCGATCATATTGGACGCTACGCGCCCCTCGAACGCACGCAATACCGTGTATACATTTCTGTTTATTAACTGCTCTACCGGCCTGTCCAGAATCGATTTTTTCCCAGCCAGCATGTCACCGTAGTTGCGCAGGTTGGTGATGTAATTAGGCAGTCTGCCATCGTCCCGCAGCAATGCGCTTATCGCTTTATCAGCTTCCGCGTCCGTTTCCGCCGTAGCGTATATCTCCTTGATTCTCTTTTGCATCGCCTCTTCCTTATGCTTGGAACGCAACACCGTTTCCAGAGCACGAACATTCTGGATGTCGTCCGTATGGTAGATAATATCCTTGATTCCTTCTAAATACCTGTCGAATCCGCCCAACGCGTCAAAATCGGTCGCGTCCGTATTCCTCTGCTGTGCATGTGAAAACCATTTTTTACCCGGTCTGAACTCATGCGTCAATCCTGCAATATCCTCCGGGATCGCATCAGGATTGTTTGGGTTGAAGCCAAGCATTTCCTGCACGGTCGCGGCCAACCCCTTTTTCGTTGAAAAGTGCGGGAAATAGTCTGCGCGTTCCGCAATAGGCGGATATCCATTCTTGACAAGAACAGTGTTCGCCTGATCGATCAGCTCCTTATATATCTTTTTGAACTCCCCAGCTGCGGCCTTCACCTTCTCCGCATCCACCAGAGCGTTTTTGCCCCGCAAAGTCGCATCGTAAACCACATTGCCATCTTCATCGGTCACCTTGATGTTCTTCACTTTTGCATCACGCGCATATCCTGAAAGCTCATCGTCTGAAATCTTCCCCTCGCCATACGCCTGAACCAACAGGCTTTCCGCAGGAGTCAAATCCAAATCCTCAACCCTTCCACGGTATTCTTCCATCATGCGGATTCCTTCCGCTTCATTTTGGTGGATTGGTTCAAACACCGTATCGATGATCGCCTTCGCTCCCGTTTGGTCATTCTTTGCGATATCCTCAATGTTGCGTTCCTGCGTTTCCCGCGCATATCGCGTCCCACGTTTCTTGTCCTTCCAAAGCCCGGAATTTTTTGTAAGTTCTTCCATCAGCTCAAACCGCCGTTCGTGCGCCTGCCTTTTTTGTTGTTTGATAGCCTGTTCGCTTTTGCGAATCGTATCCAGCATGTCCGCATAGTCCATAACAGCCTGAGACGGAGGAATTTTGTATTCATCCGCGTCAAATGTCCCTGCCGCTAAATCTTCCGCGATTTTCTTCTCTTTTTCCGAAAGGATATTTTTACGTAAAAATCGGTCTCGCGCGCGTCTTGAGTCCTGCAAATCAGCATACGCCTGCCGCACTTGCTCTAATGTAACGTCGTTTTCAGGCAAAGAAAAACGGGCATCGTCCATGCCCGTATACATCCTGCGCGAAAGCCCGGTGTCTTTTTCCAACACAGTGCCCAGCTTGCCTTTGTTCTCTTTCAGGAAGGAAGCATATGCCTGATCAATCGCTTTGATCGCGTCTATGGCGTATGTTATGTTTTTGTCTGCCTTAAAATACTGCCGCAGCATCTGAAACGTCTCTGCCCTGCTGTGCGTTTTGTAATACCCATAGATATCGGCGGCAAGCTCATGATATATATGACCAGTAGCTTCTCCATATGTTCGCTTTATCTTGATATAATAATCCGCTAATTTTTGACTACCCCTGTCCACGCCATGCTCTATCACGCGCTCTAATACCGCCGCATATTTCTGCAAACGTGCCTGCATCACGTGGAAAATCTCATGTTGGACGACAATAGGGGGCGCATCTTCCCCAAGGAATATAATGCCTGTCTCTGTATCGGCGAGCCCCCCGCCGGATGCTAAAGTATATTCTTCTTCTGCAAAACGCACGACGCCGTCCCGTGCTACGATATATGCCGTTGTGCCCATGTCGGCAGCCGCTTCTGTCAAAGCTTTCTGCTGGGATGTATAGGCAGACGGCTCCAATGCGTCATAGCTTACTTCTTGCGTTCCGTGCGAGCCTTCGCTCTGGATCGTTTTTCTTCCAACGCCATTTGCTGGAGCTCCTTCATTGCCTCCGCCCTCTCTTCGTCCGTATAGTTCTCCTTCTCCACGTCCTCCATCGTCACCGGGCCATTGTAGTCTACGATTCCATTCTTGTCTATCAACATCCGCTCCTCCTCCTTCTTCCGTTTCCTCTATCATACCACGCCCCAAGTCCACGTCAAGCCCGTCCGCGCCTTTTGTTCCCTGTGATATATTCCTGTTTACATCCCCCTCTGTTTGGGGTATAATATCAGTAGATATATCGTTGGACACTTGCGACTCGGGCAATCGGCGCCCATGCACAAGGAGGTCGGCGATATTTTCGTCTCCACGTGTATAAATTACATTTTCGTAATCCTTTCCAAGATACTGAGATAAATCACCACGCCCAAAAGCTGTATTAATTCTATTACGTACTGTAATTGCGCCCTGTTTACTGAATTCAATCGGTACAATAACACGGTTTCCTTCTGTGTCATTCCATTCGGTTATCGCTACAACACTATTATTCGGATGCGACTTATTTACTAAAATCGCTACCGGATTTTCAAGTTGTTCTGGCAACTCTTTCAACGCCTGCACCCCTAAGTTGTGCTTTCCTCCCTGATACCCCTCTGGATATGCTATTTTCCGTGCAGTAGCCTGTGTCATATGTAAAGGCACGTCCGGTGTACCGTACAATGTCAGCAATTCTGGGGTGCGACCAATAATAATTTCCTCATGTGTCGGCAGCTTCCCGTTAAAAACTCCGTCTATTTCCTTTTCATACCGCAGCTTGTTACCCTTGTCAGTTACTTCGAGCATACCCGCCTCACGGCGCGAAGGCATCTTGACCGCTTCATTTGTCTCTGTTGCTTCCTCCCCATGCCGCACCGGTACATTTTTATTCGTGCTGCTGTTAATGAGATTGTCCGCTTTCTTCTCGGCTTCCACCCGTGCTGCGCGCACCTGCTGCAGGTCTTCATACGGAACACCCGTCGCATAGCTCAGTACCAGATCAGCTGTTTGCCGTGCCGCTGTCTTGCTTTGTGCTGGCGATACCTTAATCCCCTCAGGCTTGCTTACCTCCAGCATTTGCATATCAGGCATGGGTATCTTCTCGGTCTGTGCATTTGTATCATTACCGCTTTTAGCCATAGCTTTTGCTGTGTTTGCACTTCTCACCCCAGCCATAATATCCTCAGGCAATCCCAGTATAGCGGACATTGCCGCGCCGGATAAAAACGCATTCCCCGCATCCTGCACGCTTGCCAAAGGCGCGTCCGGATCATAAGTGGCCCTTTCGATCAGCGGCTGTGATAATGTAGAAGCAGCGTTTTCTACTCCCGCGCCCGCAGCACGCAATCCCCGGTTCGCGGCAATCCTTGCGGCAGCGTTTGGTATGTTTTTGGTAATTTTCCCGACATCAAAAACGCCTTTCCCTTGTCCGGGCAGTGCGCCAAACATAGAATTAACAAGTGCCTCCTTAGCGCCCGTCCGCATTGCCACGTCCGATGCCTGTTCCACCGATGCCCCGCTTTCAATCGCCTTTCCAGCCGCGGCGCCTCCTGCTGCCATACCCGACATTCCAAAGCCAATCTGTGGGTTTTTGGTAATCACACCAGTAAGAAGTGATGGGGCTGTATATGCAATGTTTCCCAGAACATCGCCGGTATTTTTCACCCACTCCGGTAAATCTTCATATCCATGCTGCAGCTTTTGCGCTTCCCTCTGTTTATATTGCTCATTAAAAGTAACCTGCCGTTCCAGCCAGTCCTGATCAGCATATCCCTGCGCCGCTAATCCCCACAGCTCTTTGTACTCGTCCTTTGTGATTGTGTCCTTCATGCGCTTGGCATCTAATTCCGCATACCGCTTTGATTTTTCTTTGTAATCGTCAGGCTTTAGTTTGGCATAGAGTTTGTCATACGTTCCCGGTTCATTTCCGTATTTGCCCGCATTCAGGTCCTCCTTTAGCTGATCTATTCCCTGCGGGCGGCTTACCTGCGCATTTGTCATTTGATCGATCATATAATTTTCAAAGTCTTGTTGTATCTTTTTGTTGATATATCTGTTTGCCTTATAGGGATCATTTCCGTCTATCCCCTTTTCTGCCCAATAATCATTGGCTCCCGCCTCAAAGCTTGCGGCTCCCAGGGTATCATTTTGCTTTATTTCCGCCTTCCCCGGCTCCTGTTTCTTTGGAATAAGCAAATCAAACATTCCATTTTGGCTTTTCGCCGCCGCATTTTGCTCCGGCATAAACGACTTTGGCAGGCCGTTTTTTCCAAGCTTTTGCTCCTTTGCCTGCTGCGTCCACTGGTATAGCTGCATTCCCGCCTTGCGCATCTTTTCTTCCTTGCTGAGCCGCTCAGTATATGAGGGCGCACTTACCCTGTTTGCCTTGCTCGCAGTTTTCCCGGAAACGCCGCCGCGCATGGAGCTGTCTGTTTTCCGGTTTCTGTTTGCGGCCTGCTCACGCTGTCTGGAGTTTTCCGCAAGACGCCTGCGCGCTTCCTCCTGCCTGCGCCGGGCTTCTTCTTGCTTCCTTCTTGCTTCGGCGCGTCTGCGTTCCGCTTCCCGTCTTCTCCTGAGCTCTTCCTGACGGCGGCGGTTCGCCTCCTGCTGCGCGCTCGAAACGCTTCTTGTATTCAGTTTATTTGTACTGTTCCTCACATTTGGCATCCTGTTTTCTCCTGCTTATCGTGTAAGCCAACCAAGTCCCTGCGTTAACCAACTCGAATGCGTACTATTCCCCGATTTGCTGCTACTACTGCGAGAGCCGTTAACGCCTGTAGGGCCGCGCCAATAATTCGGATCGTAATCCGCATAAGGGTTCTTTTTCGTCGTGTTGCCGCTGCTTTTTTGGGAGCCGCCTCCACCACCGCCGGAGCTACGGCTTGCCGCCGCCTGCCGTGCCGCTTCTTCCGCCTGCTGCTTTTCCCATTCAAAGCGCTCGCGCTCAAGCCGTGCAGCTTCCTCTGCCCGCGCTGCCTGGTATGCAAACTGCGCCTGTTGATACGCCTCGTTCCTGCGCGTCTGCTGCAGCTCTGCAAGCATATTTGCGTATTTGCTGCCAAGCTCCGCCTTGTTCGTCGCGTATGTCGTATCGAGTGCGGACTGATCCTGCGAAAACCGGTTGTTTGCGGCGTTCCTCGTATTCTGGTAATTGCGCAGGATAGAAGAAACAGCCGTTTCCGTTGCCCCGCCTTTCAATCCCTGCGCCGCAAGCAGTCCCGGCATATCGCGCTCCGCCTGCCTGCGGGTGATATATGCCTGCTGCAGGTTCTGGTCCCTCGTATTCGTCAGGTTTTTAATGCCCTCCGCACGCTGCGTGTCAAGCGCGCCCTGTTCCTTTGTCTGCGCATCATTTATATATTTTTCCTGATCGCCGTACCCTCCGGCGAGCTCATTCCATTTTTGCTCATAAATTACGTTCCAATCGACCGCCATATGTCACTACCTCCTCGTTTATCCAACAAAAGCTTCTTTATGCGATATTACGTTTGATCAGCCGACGGATATATCCGCTCACTGTCATCCCGATTTTCTTCGCCGCTTCTTCCAATTTGCTCAATTCTTCCTGTGACAAGTATACGCTTGTCCTGCTCGTTCGTTTCTCCTGTTTCAACTTCATATCCTCCTACCGCTTAATATACTTCTGTTTTTGGTAAGCTACCTGTATCTGGAAGATACCAAAGCTCTGGTTTACCACATTGTTATCGATGATCGTCTGCAGCATCCTTACCTTTTTTTCCTTCCTGCGAACAGGCACAAACGACGGGTTTTCCAGAGAGCCAAAATTGATATCGTTGAAATCCACCATTCCAAAATCAAATACCGTGCTCATGGAAAACGCCTTGACCGCTTTTTTCACATCCGTCACAAACCAGACATCCCCGGACGACGCCGCAAACCGCATCGGCAAGGTGCCCGTTCCCTGCTTGAGTACCGTTTTATACATCGAAGCGTCTGACAGGTCGTCCATTTTGGTCGCCCACGCAGCATAAATCGGCGCGCCGCTATCGCTGTACGCCTGCATTCCGTCCTCTGTTTCGGTTTTCAGCCTGTATAGCTTCCCGTCCTTTGAACCGACATACAAAATACCACCGTCCGTCCGCACGCAGGCCGCCGGGATATCCGTCCAGTAATACCACTCGTAACCAAACGACTTGGATGGGTTTGTGTTTTTTTGCTTGGAATCCGCCACATACACATGCCCGTTTACAAAAAGGTAATAGAAGCCATTCAGTACGCAGGCTACGGCTTCCTCAAGCCCCGGCTCCTTTGTCAGCTGCGCGTTTACATAATAGCTTCGCAGCTGCGTCGTTTTCTGCTGTGTGACAGATGACGTATCCAGTCCAAACACACCGCCGGGCGTCAAAAAAAGGTTATCGTCATTGAGCGTACCAAAGCAGTACATCGATGCCGCCCCAACGCCCGCCAGCCCCTGCCGCGTAATAAATTTAGCCTGGTTCTTGTCGTCCAGCGAAGCTGACCGCATAAAAATTGACGCATCCTGGTCGTTTGGCTTCTTTATGATCACAAGATCGTCGTATTGCTTCAAATATCCCATGATCGCCCCTATTTCAGAACCCACAACGCTGTAACCAATGTCCGGGAAATAATCGGCCCTGCCGCTCCATGAATACCAGTCGTAGTTCCGGTATCCAGGATTGCCGGACACAAAAATCCGGTGGTCGTTGCCAATCCCGTATAAAACATTGATCGTGCACTGCTTAATCCGGTCCGCGTAGCCCGCCACATTCTTTGAAAATGTGATTTTTACATTGTCGTCCCCCGTTACCGGGCTTTTGCCCGGCGCGGTCGTAAACGTCACCTTGCCGCTCGCTTTATCGTAAGTAAAAGCCGTGATTCCCGTCCATGTCACGCCATCAGCCGCCAGCTTTTCGCACTTCACAACAGAGTCAATGTTCTGTGCGTCCAGCTGGTAAACCTTGTCTCCTTCGGTTCCTGCGTAGCTGTTCGTCCTTTGCGGCTGCAGCAGGTTGATCGGCTCATAATCCGTACCGCCGCCGTTAGGGGCCATTGCTATCGCCGTCGTCGGCACATATGCGGACGCTTCTACGCTTGCAACCGTAGTCCCGTCGTAGCTCAGGTAATGTTCCCCGTCCAGAATATACAGCTTTCCGTTCATCACAAAGCTTGTGCTCTTGTGGTTACGCATCCCGGTGTAGATTGCAGCTTCTTTTCCAAATTCGTAAAGCTTTGTCCCCGCATGGATTACCCGCTTCCCGGTTCCGTCCTGCATGATATACGGATGAATCCCAAATATCTCGCCGTCATAAGAAGCAAGCTGCATAAGGCCCGTGCGTTTTTGCGGAAACCCGGACATATTCGCGATCATGTTCGGCGCGTAGGGGCTTCGCGTCTCGTCCACCTCCGTGACCGCAGAGGTGAGGTCTACGCCTTTGAATTCCTTATATATTTTTGTATAGGTCTGCGGCTCCGCCACCGGCTTACTCGTATACATTCCCTATTTCCTCATATCCTGCCGCAAGAATCTGCTCGCGCTCATATTCGTATTTATTTTTATACTCCGTCGCGTATACGCGGTCGTCGTCAAAGCCAAGATACCCCGCGCCGCCAAGCGGCAGAAGGTTCCCGGTAAACTCCGGTTCATAGTCCACTTCCGTATCGAGGTCTATGGCCTGCGGCGTTGCCGTAAGCGGCTCTTTCCCGCGCATCTTGCGCAGGACGTTGTTTTTCATAAAATTTTCCTGCAACAGCCGGTTTAAGGTGTCAAGCCAATATGGCTGGTAGTCCGCCTTGTCGCTTTCCTCCCAAAACATCAGGCTGCCAACCTTATCATATATTTCCCGTGCAGTCATAGTCGCTCCTCCTCCCGTGCCCTCGCCGCTATTGCGCAAGCTTCTTTGCTTCTTCCGCCGTAATTTCCCTGTCCAGATAAAAATACCGTGTCTTTTCCGCCTGCTTCTTCCCTGCGGCTTTTTCCGTCGCCTTTGCGGGCTCCGTTTTCTTTTCCATGATAAAACCTCCATAAAAAGAGATCAGGGGAGCAAGCCGCTCCCCTTTCTCAAAACCTTTTTTACTCGTTCACCGCCACAGACACGCCGCTTGGATATTCTCCCGCTTTCGTGCCATATGCCTTAAACGCCTGCCCCGACGTAAGCGCAACGCCCGCGCTGTAGTCCTGCGCCGTAGGCGAATACCGCGGATCGGTACCGTCCACTGTGTACTTGAACGAAACGCCGGATACCGCCGTAATCGTCGCTGCGTTCGAGGAAACCGCAACCACCGGCGCAGCCGTTACGCCCTTTACGCTCGTGTCCACGTCCACATAAATGCCGTCCGCCTTTGTGCCGAATACAAAGCAGTCATAGTACTGCCTTCCTTCAAGCAGGTTGCCGGATAATCCGGGCGGGTCCTGGTGGATTTTCGTGTCGTCAAGCTTTACCGGCGCGCAGCCGCTCTTTTTGTAGACGATCATAAAGTTCACGCCGCTGGGCCATCTTCCCTTCGGTACCTTCACCACGCGCATATTGTCGTATTCGCCAACCTGCCCCTTGGTCAGGGATTTCACCGCCAGCTTTTCCGCGCCGATAAACTCAGGCGAAAGGCGCAGGTGCTTGTACGTCGTAGCCGACACAAGTAGCGTCCTGTTTCCCTCCGGCACCTCCGCATCGTCAAGCGCCACTGTACCTGTGGAAATACGCTCCACCACGTTTGCCTTGCTGATAGCAGTCCCGTCGCCCACAATCGTCCCCGCAAGGTTTGCCAGGCGATCCAGCACATACCGGTCCATCAGCGGCACGCATTGCTCCTTGATCTGCAGGGCAAGCGCGCGGCCTGCGGACTTGATACCCTGCTGGTCTGCGTTGTTGCCCTTGTCAATCGTGATCGCAAAGCCCTTGTCCTGCGTCATCGTGAGCTCCTGCACGGTATCCTCCATTTCAACAGGCGTACCGTAACGGTTTGTACCCGTCCTCTGGTAATCGTTCATGGGTACCGTCTGCAGCGTGCTGATCTTCACGGTTTTCACCCCGGAAAAATCATAATCGTTTGCAAGCAGTCCCTTGATCACGCTTTCCTTCACAAAGGCTTCCTGTATTTTTTTGTCATATCTGTCATGTAAATAAATAGGCATAGCTTATTCCTCCTAAAGCTCCATATCAAACCCGGCTGTAAACGGATCAGGCTGTGCATTGCTGTTTCCCTTCACACTGCCGGGCGTTGTATTTTTGTTCTTTTCCTCCTGCCGCACCCTTTCAAGCTCGGCTTCCTTTTCCATGATTTCCTTCTCTTTTTGGCGGAGAAGGTATTCCCCATAGGCGATGGCCGGCGTTTTTCCGGTGCTCGAAATTTCGTCTATCACCTCTGGCGGCAGCTCCTTCACATCAGGATACAACCGGTCAAATTCCTCGATGTCCTGTTTCATCTTCGCTTCGAAGCTGTCCCGCTCCTGCCTCTCCCGCTCCTGCGTTTTTACGGCGGTTTCAAGCGTTTCCGCCTTTACCTCCGCTTCCGCAAGCCTGCGCGCCGCTGCCGGATCGATACCCTTCTCGAGATACGCGGCCTCTCTGGTTTCGATTGCCGCGTTTTGCAGGTTCGCCTCTATGGACTGCAGGTATTCTTCCCGGTTCATTCCATTTTGCCTTGCGAGACGATCTATCACCTGTATCTCGCGGGCATTTCGCAGCGCTTCGCGATCCTCGCGTATCCGGTCGTAGTCGAGGCCCTTCTGCGCATTCGCGATCAGCTCTTCGCGCGAAAGCTCCAGCTCCTGCCCGTTGTGCTTTACCACAAACCGCTCAGGCTCTTCCTGCTTTTCCTCCGGGTTTTCACCTTCAGTCTCCTGCTCTGTTTCGCCCTCATCGTGCCTGCGCTCCGTCCCGGCGTCCGGCGCTGATTCCTGCTGCTGGGATTCCGGCTCCTCCATAGCTTCTTCCTGTCCGGTTTCGCTTGCGTCTTCCACAGAAAACGCATCCTCAAATCCCTCTTCAAATCCTGTTTCCTGATTGGTTTCATCAGTCATTTTCATTTCCTCCTGTTTTTTATGAAAAAAGCAGCCCTTACGAGCTGCCTGTTTCATCCTTCCCGGATGCTATGCTGATCTCATTCCACACCTCGGACTGCTTGCCGCGGTCCGGGCAGTTTGGATTCCTGCATTCAAGCGTCAGCACATTGTATACTCTTGTCTGCGTGTCCGGCGAGCTATCCCCGCGCACTACCACGCTGCTTCCTGTGACTCTTTTTTCAAGTCCGCAGCTCGCGCAAATATCATTGTCCATTTCTGCCTCCCATTGCCTCATAAGCCGCCAATACCTGGGCCTTGTCGTCATCCGTAACCTGCATTGCGTCGATCACTTCCAAGGCTTCTTCCTTGCCCATGCCCTGCATTCCCTGTACCACACTCATAATTTCCTCGTCGCTCAATCCTCCTTCGGGCTGCATTTCAGATTGTTGCATTTGCGGCTGCTGCATACCGTCATCCGCCCCCGCCGGCAGCATACCCGCCTGCTCCTGCACCGCGCCCTGCATCATCTCTTTAATTTTGTTTATGATCTCCTGCTTGTTCTTGATGTACCCGTCCGGCATGCTTTCAAGGTAGGTAACCGCGTCCGGCAATATCTTGCGGTCCATCAGGTTGTCGAGCGTCTGCACCTGCGTCAGCTCACTCCAATATGCCGCCTGTCCAATATCAATGTTCAGATGCAGTGCAATGTCGTTCAAAACCGCATAATCAAAAAGCAACGGCTCCTTTTCGCCGTCGCTGTTCGTCAGGATGATGTTCCGCTTTCCATAATTTACCCGCATGATGTCGATAAATATCCGCACATAGCTCTCCACAAAATTGTAAAAATCCATGCGCTGGATATCGAGCGGCAGGCCCGCGGCTTTTTGCACGGCGATAATCGCTGAGGTGTTGTCCGGGTTTACGTTGCCCAGCGCCGCGTCGGACGCGCCCATCATGTCCTTCGTGTATTTGATCACGCTGTCAATCAGGTTATTCACCTGCGCGCTCATATCAGGCGGGCGGTACGAGCTGAAAATAGAGCCGTCCACAGGCCCCGCCACGCCCAGCGCCTCCCCCGGATTGCTGCTCCAGTGGTCGATCACATTTTTATTGAAAATCGGCTTTGGAAACGAGGTGTTCTGCACCTGTATCATCGCCAGCGCGTACAGCTTGTTGACAAAGACCTGGTTCTGTATCTTCCCTGTGATCGGCGATACTCCATGATAGCTGTTCTTCACATCCTCCCAGCTCATCCATGCCAGCGGGTACAACCGGTATTCCGTATTCGTATCGCTTTTTATGACGACCTTTTCCGTGCTTTTTATCATGTGCACGGTGCCGTTTTCCTTCCAAAGCTTAAGCAGCACGGTCGTATATTCGTTTTCCGTATCCTTTTCCGCATTTACATACTGGCCTGACCCCATAGAATAGAACCACAAATAGGGTTAGAATAAAAGAACCCGAAAGTGAGGAAAGAATTATGGGAAGAGTGAATTATACGCCGGAACAAAT